CCATATACATTATCAACAGTGACTTTCGATGCTACTGATAGTGATATTCAATACTTTACAGCAGATGTAAGTTTCAAGTATACTATTTACAATATTATTGATTTGGAAGGTAAACCACTCTATGGCTATTGATCTAGATACAATTCAAAGAATGTGGGAGGAAGATTCTAAGATAGATATTGACAATCTGCATACAGAATCTCTAAATATTCCAATTTTACATTCAAAATATTTTGATTTATATAACACAATCAGTCTTTTAAAAAAGAAGGCAGAGCAGCAAAGAAAAAAAATAAGACACGAAAGGTATGAATATTTTACTGGCAAAGCAGATCCAGAAGTTTATCTAGAAAATCCATTTCCCAAGAAAATACGTGATAAGGAAACTCTTCAGGGATACTTAGATTCTGATGATAAATTATCTCATGTTATTCTAAAGGTAGAATATTATGAAACAATGCTAAGTTATATTGACAGTATTCTCAAAATGATTTCAAATAGAACTTATCAAATCAAAAACTCTATAGACTTTTTACGTTTTCAGTCTGGATTGGGGTAAATAAATACTCATAGCAGACATGATGTTATGAGTGACGTAATTATCGAAAAGAAAAATGAGGTTTACATTAAACTACATTGTGAATCTCATATTTTATATGAACTTCAACCATATTTTACATTTGAAGTTGAATCTGCAAAATTCATGTCCCAGTACAGAAGCAAATACTGGGATGGAAAAATTCGACTTCTAAGTACTCATACGGGAGAGATTTATGCAGGTCTTCTTCCTAAGGTCATTGATAAGTTAACTCAACACAACTATACCTATGAGTTTAAGGAAAACAAATTCTATGGATTGCCCTTTGAAGTAAATGAGGGCATTTCATATGAAGGCGTGAAAGATTATATGTCTTCTATTTGTTCTCATTCTCCACGAGAGTATCAAATAGAGGGAGTATACGATGCTCTAAGACATAATAGAAAATTATTAATATCACCCACAGCCTCAGGTAAATCCTTAATGATCTACTCCCTTGTAAGGTATTATGTAGATAAAGGACAAAAAATTCTTTTAGTTGTTCCAACGACATCTCTTGTAGAGCAGATGTACAAGGATTTTGAAGATTATGGTTGGGATGCTGAGTCATATTGCCATAAAATTTATTCGGGTAGAGAAAAAACGAACGAACACTCAGTTACGATTACGACGTGGCAATCAATCTATAAACTAGAACGTTCGTTTTTTGAAGACTATAATGTAGTTATAGGAGATGAAGCTCATTTATTCAAGAGTAAGTCTTTAGTTGATATTATGACTAAACTCCATCACGCAAAGTATCGTTTTGGATTTACAGGAACTCTAGATGGCACCCAAACTCATAAATGGGTCTTGGAAGGACTGTTTGGACCTTCATATAAAGTTACTAGAACTTATGAACTGATGCAGCAAGGGCATATTTCTCAACTAGATATTCAATGTATTGTTCTTAAGCACTCCCCACAAAAGTTTGAAACTTATGAGGACGAAATTCAATATTTAATTTCTCAAGAGCAAAGAAATAAATTTATCACAAACCTTTCCTTAGACTTAAAAGGAAATACTCTTGTATTATTTTCAAGAGTTGAGGCGCATGGTGCAGTTTTATATGAAAGAATAAATAATAATAAGCGAGGTGATCGCAAAGTATTTTTTATTCATGGTGGAGTTGATACTGAAGAAAGAGAATTAGTTAGAGAAATTACAGAGAGAGAAAACAATGCAATTATTGTTGCTTCTTATGGTACTTTTAGTACTGGCATTAATATTAAAAATTTGCACAATGTAATCTTTGCCTCACCAAGTAAATCTAGAATTAGAAACTTGCAATCAATTGGAAGAGTTTTGAGAAAAGGAAAAAATAAAGTAAAAGCAGTTCTTTATGATATTGCAGATGATTGTACTTACAACTCTAGAAAAAATTATACTCTAAATCACCTAATAGAAAGAATTCGCATATACAACGAAGAACAATTTAACTATGAAATTATTACAGTACAACTTAAGAAGAAATGATTGAAGAAGATTTTTATTGCACACTCAAATTAAAGACAGGTGAAGAAATCTTTGCCAAAGTAGCAGCTTCTGAGGAAGAAGATAGAACCATTCTAATAGTATCAAATCCAATTATTATTTGTGAGATTAAAGGAAGATCTGGAATAGTGGGATATAAAGTAGAACCATGGCTTAAAACAACCAAGGAAGATATGTTTATTATTAATCTTAATGATGTATTAACTCTATCTGAATCTTCTGATATTGAAATGATTATGATGTATCAAACTTATATTCGTCAATCTGATAAAGAAAGAAACAATCAGTCTAAGTTAAATCGTAGAATGGGTTATATATCTAACGTCAATGATGCTAAAGAGCTCTTAGAGAAACTCTATAAAAGTAGCTAAGCTATCCCTATCAACCCCGACAAAGGTTATTGTACATGGTTTTGAACACCTTGTCAAGCATTCGTGTAGGTGGTATAATCTATACATAATAATGATAAAAACTTATGATTACCACAGCAGTTATGACCAAGAGAAAGAGGTCAGAGCATTATGTAAACAATAAAGAGTTTCTTGCTGCTCTCATTAAGTACCGTGAGGATGTAGAAATAAGTTTCATTAGGAAGTATGGTAGAGAACTGACTAAAGAGGATCGTGCTACAACTTGGGACACAAAACCTCCTATTCCTCGCTACATTGGAGAGTGCTTCCTAAAGATTGCTAATCACCTCTCATTCAAACCAAACTTCGTTAACTATATGTTTAAGGAAGATATGATTTCTGATGGGATTGAGAACTCTGTTCAATATATCCATAATTTTGATCCAGAGAAGTCTCAAAATCCTTTCGCATATTTCACACAAATTATTCATTATGCTTTTCTTCGTCGTATTCAAAGGGAAAAGAAACAACTAGAAATTAAAAATAAAATTCTAGAACGTTCTGGATTTTCTGAAGTATTTGACGACAACGGTTCTGATGGAAGCAACTATTCCGATTATAACTCAATAAAAGATAATATCCACAGCAAGTTGCGTTATTGATTTGTGAATATTCTTAACTGTCTTGACCCCAATAATATTCTGTGCTATACTTAAAATCTACTAGTACTTAATATGACCCTCGTAGCAATTATTTCGGATCAGCATTTCGGATGTCGTAAAAATTCTAAACTATTTCATGATTATTTCCTAAACTTTTACAATGAAGTGTTTTTCCCGACGCTGGAACAGTACGGGATTACCACAGTTGTAGATATGGGAGATACTTTTGATAGTAGAAAAGGAATTGACTTCTCCGCATTATCCTGGGCGAAAGATAACTACTACGACAGGCTTCAGCAAATGGGCATAAGGGTCCATACTATTGTGGGGAACCATACAGCATACTACAAAAATTCTAATCACGTAAATGCTGTAGATTTACTTCTTCGTGAGTATGATAATGTATCAGTTTATTCAAAACCAACCGAAGTAAAACTGGGAGATCTAAATACTCTCTTTATTCCATGGATCAATCAAGAAAATGAAGAAGAAACTCTTAAATGTATTAAAAAGACAACTTGCAAAGTGTCGATGGGGCACCTTGAATTTCAAGGATTTAGAGTTAATAAACAAGTCGTCATGGAACATGGTTTGGATAGCAAGTTATTTGAGAAGTTCCAACGTGTCTTCTCTGGACACTATCACACTAGATCGACTAATGGCACAGTCTTCTATTTAGGAAATCCCTATGAGATTTACTGGACTGATGTAGGAGATACTCGCGGTTTTACTATTTTTGATACAGAAACTCTAGAACATACTCATATCAATAATCCATATAGGATGTTTTATAGCATTTACTATGAGGATACAAACTATCAAACATTCGATACTCGTGAGTATGAGAACAAAATTGTAAAAGTTATTGTCCGTAAAAAAACTGATACTAAAAAATTTGAAAAGTTTATTGATAAACTTTATACTTCTAATATCGCAGAACTCAAGATTATTGAAAACTTCGATATCCAAGAACCTCAAGAATTTGAAGCATTTGAAAGTGAAGATACTATTTCAATCTTGAATAGATATATTCAGGAGGCAGAAATCAGTCTTGATAAATCAATCGTTCAAAAAATGATACAGGAAATATATCAAGAGGCATGTGAATTAGTTTAAATGTTTATTCTAACAATTAATGGTAGAGAAACTGAAGGTGCGTATTCTGTAGTAGATGATGAAGGAGAGCATATTCTTTATCTATTTCAGGA